ATTATCAGATTTGGACATTTGGACAAAGTTTGTATACCATGTTGTAAAAAGGTATTCGTAGAAAAGGAAATCAACTAAAAATGTCACAACCAATTGCAGGCAGGCCACCTAAGCCTAATGAGATTAAAAGACTCATGGGAAACCCAGGTGGAAGACCTTTGCCTGATTTAAATACAATTAGTCATTTGCCAATGGCCAAAGAAATACCAGCACCACCAGAAAATCTTAATCAGTCTGGACTAGATTTATGGAATCGTGCTTGGGGCATCGCCATTACTTGGCTAAGTCCTGTTAGTGATATTGAGGCAATTAAGAATTCTTGCCATTTGGCTGATGCCAATGAAGCAGCAAGAGAAAGATATATGGTCTCTACAGAGCCTGCTGATGCTAAAGCATATGTGGCAATTAACAAGGCCTACACAGATTCTCTGACCTCACTGGGCTTTGATCCAGTTTCCAGATCTCGTTTAGGAGTTGCAGAAGTACGAGTTGCAACATCAATTGATAAATTGTTAGAGAAAAGACAGAATCGTGCTAAGATTATATTTGAAGAAGACGACATAAACCAAGGGGCACAATATGAACCAAGTAACACTTAACGACATAGGGACACCAGAAGACTTCCTAAGAGCAATAGACGAATCAATGAAGGAGTACTTTGTTGGTGATATTGTCAATGGAACAGTTGTTCAAATTGATCGTGAAGGCATACTCCTAGATATTGGCTGCAAGAGCGAAGGCCATATCCCAAAGAAGGAAGTAACTGCCAAGAGGATATTTGATATTCATGATGTTGTCTCAATAGGCCAAGTTATACAGGCTACTGTAATAGGCCTAGATGACGAAGGCTATGTTCTCTCTATGAAAGAGGCAGAGGTTGAGATTCTATGGAACTCTGTTGAGGCCATATGGAACTCAGAAGACAAATTGGTCTCTGGCGAAATCACTAGAATTGTCAAAGGTGGCATGATAGTAGATATTGGCCTAAGAGCATTTTTGCCAGCATCTCAATTTTATGTTGATAAGACAGAGGACCTGGCTAATTATGTTGGCCAAATTGTAGATGCCAAGATCATTCAATTTGATAGAGCAAAAGGCAATATAGTTATTTCACGAAAAGTCCTTGTTGAGAATGATCAGAAGGAAGATAAGAAGATTCAGTTTAGTAAATTGGCAATAGGCCAAGTACATACTGGTAAGGTTTCAGGTATTACTAATTTTGGAGTATTTGTTTCTCTTGGCCTAGTATCTGGTTTGATCCATCAATCTAAAATGGGCAAACTTACTCCTGAGCAATTTGCAATTAGCAATATGGTTCAAGTAGAAATCATAGACATAGATTTTGATAAGGATAGGCTCTCGTTAGCATATAAGGGATAAGCATGGAGAAAATACAATCATGGCCTCCAGCATACCTCTCTCCAATTTCCGCACTTCAATTAAAAAATAGTCGTGGATATGATGTTATAGATTTTGCTGAGACATTATGCCGTATTACAGAAGATTCAATTGCAGGTAATGTAGGAGAGAAACTAATCCTGCGTCCATGGCAGAAAGAACTGCTTATTAATTTATATGCAGAAAATGAAGATGGCCTTCTAAAACATCGTCGTGCCTTGATTGGGATACCTCGCAAAGCAGGCAAGTCTGCACTACTAGCGACTCTGGTCCTAGAGCAGTTATTGCTTGGCGTAAACGGTGGTCAGATTTATTCATGTGCTGCAGATAAAGACCAGGCTAAGATTATTTTTAAAACGGTAAAGAGAATGATTGAACTAGAACCAGAACTCTCAGCAGTACTACAGACCTTCAGAGATGTAATTTATAATCCAGGTACAGGCACAATATATAGAGCCCTATCGTCAGAAGCGTTCACGAAAGAAGGTTTAAACTCTACATTTGTGGCATTTGACGAGTTGCACTCTCAGCCTAATAGAGAACTTTATGACACTATGTCTCTTTCTATGGGTGCTCGTTTAGAGCCAATGCTTGTAGCAATTACCACTGCTGGAACGAAGTATGACTCATCAGGTAAAGAATCCCTCTGTTTCCAAATGTACAATAGAGGCGTACAACTTGCAAAGGGTGAGGTTGAAGATCCTTCTTTCTTTTTTGCATGGTATCAGGGCGATGAAAAACTTAACTACAAGGACGAAGATAACTGGAAGATTGCGAATCCATCATATGGAGATATATTATCTGCAGAAGATATGAAGTCTGCTTCACTTTTGACTCCAGAGGCTGAATTTAAAACCAAGAGATTAAACCTTTGGACAGATAGTGCCCAGACTTGGATTCCTACTGATGCCTGGGATGCATTAACTCTTAAAAATAGAGAGCAGATTCCACAAGAAGATGTTATACTTGGCTTTGATGGATCTTTTAATGGAGACTCAACAGCAATAGTTGCATGGTTCCTAGGTGGAGAAAAGCCTCACTTAGATATCCTTGCAATTTGGGAAAGACCAGATGATGCAGATCAGACCTGGTTCATTCCTGTTGCTGAAGTAGAACAGACAATTATTGATGCTTATAGAAATCCAGACTATAGTATCAGAGAAGTCGTGTTTGATCCTGCAAGATATTCAAGAACTTTTATGTTGTTTGATGAAGAGGGAATGCCAGTGGTATCATATCCAAACTCTGCAGAACGAATGGTTCCAGCAACTGCCAAATTTTACGAGGCAGTTATGAATAACTCATTTACTCACTCAGGCAACGAAGCATTAAATAGACATGTAGCAAACTCTATGACGAAGACCTCATCAAGAGGACTTATGATTCAAAAAGCAAACAGCAAAAAGAAGATTGACGCTTGCGTAGCAGCAATCTTTTCTTATGATCGTGCAACAGTGCCAGTACCAGTAAAGCCTGTAGCAAGATTCTATTCACTATAAGGAGAAACATGAAAACAAAGAAGCCAAACATAGACTGGTCGTTAACGACTGAAGTAGTTGGAGTTGCACTAGCATCATATGGCCTATTCTTAATCTTTCCTCCTATTAGTTTCATCGCACTTGGCGGATTTTTAATCTGGGCTACGGAGAAGGAATAACATGACAGCAGGTATATACAATTTCACAATTGACCAGGGTGCTCAATACACTACTCAAATTATTTGGGCAGACAGTAGTGGCAACCCAATTAACCTAACTGGTTATACTGCTGCTATGCAATTAAGATTACAGGCTGCTTCTCCAAATCCTGCTTCTTTAAATTTAACCTCTTCTAATGGAGGAATTACAATTACACCACTTGCTGGAGAGATGGATATTCTTATGACTGCTGCACAAACTGGTGCTCTTGATCCAGGATTCTATGTTTATGATTTAGAAATCGCTCTTGGCTCAGTTGTTACAAGAATAATACAAGGACAGATCACAGTATCTGCACAGGTGACTCAATAATGGCTGCTAATCAAGTTATAGTAAATACAAGCACTAATCAAGTAACAGTCCTTGATGGACCAGAAGGTCAAACAGGCCCAACTGGTTCTACAGGAGCAACTGGTAGTACAGGTGCCACAGGCCCTACAGGAGCAACTGGTAGCACAGGATCAACTGGTGCTACAGGACCTACAGGTCCAACAGGCGTTACAGGAG